TATTTGTGGCTTCGACTGGGTAGATACTACCCAACAGAATGTAACCATAACCAGTGTATTCAAGAAGCCGAGTACATTACCTTCGGGAGTGGCTAATATCCTGGGAAGAGCTCGTAGGGTATTTCTTTCAAATAAGGATAATACTGCAGGCCAGGTATTCAATGCCTACACCACTCCTGATGGGTTATGTCACATAGCTCCGGATGTACTTACTTTCAACGGAGTACAACCTTCGGGGGGATGGCCAAGTCTGAGTAACCCTCAGAAGCTGGTGGCATTTGCTGTAAAAGCAACTCATACTTATCGTCCCGATGGAAGTGAAAATCCCCCCAGTGTAACTAACTTCACATGTGGGTGGTTAACCTTTGACAAGGTGTATGGCCTTGATGAGGTACTTTCTTGGGGTTATGAAAGGATGTTAGAACTCCTGGCTGATTCCGAAATGCCTTTCAATAAGGACATCGACTCTCTCATAGGTATATATCTGGTGGGATGGAGACCTGAGTGGAATAGCCAGACTACGAGCATGAGGTATAAGTCAATCATGGCAGCCATGAACTATACTTTGTGTTTGGTACCCATTCAAGGTCAATTTCCAGTAAAGCCGTACGGAATGAATCCTTTGGATATTCTTGACCTGAAGAGTCGGGTTCAATCTGTAGAGAGTAAGTTAGATTCTACTAATATAAAGGGCAATTCTCAGGTGGTTGATTCTTTGGCTATTACCCAAGGTAATGGTGTAGAAGTAGACTATGAGTTATCTAAAATCGATACGGATAGCACAGGAATTCAGGGGACTGTAAGAGTAGCTATTAAAAGCTTAAAAGTCAAAGGGGTAACTTTATTCAGGGACTACAGTAATCCACGTACTTTTGATACCTTAGCAAATTACATCTATGATTACTTAAAGGCCATAGGTATATGGGGTATAAAAAATGGCAATGACCCAGATACTGGGTTGCCCATATATACGGATTGGGGCCTAACCATCATGCATAGAAACTTAAGTAAAGAAGCTAACTACTTAGACCCAGAAGATAATGTGTGGTCGGTAAATGGTGGATTTACTTTACCAGACCGAGCCGAGATATTAGGTACTTTATGTGTGTGTCCCTATAATTCTGCAGTAAGACCCTATTTATCTCCTCTATTACCAGAGCATAGTTCTACAGTTGAAAGGATAAGTAAAGACCCAGCTTTGACTTTAGCTGTAGCCATGGATAATATATTCATGTCAGGTTCTCCTACTGTAGTATCTACTCCCATATCTCAGTATATATCTCCGACAGTAAAGGTACTCTGAAGATGAGACTGACACCATTCGGAGTAATATTCATAGCTGCAGTAAACGTAGCAGAAACATTTACTGATATAACTTGTATTACTCTACGAACTCGTAATTTGTATGAATTAGTAGGTAATAATCCTAAATGGTTATTAGCTTTGAAATCCATACAAAAACAGGTAAAAGAAGACCAGCAAGATTTGACCAGTAATCCTTCCATGGTGCCCTTAACAGTTCTGGGTAATATACAGTGTGTACCAGGTTCTGCCTATACTTGTGAGGTATGTTTAGAAGTAAGCCCAACTATATCAAATCCTTCTGGAATCAACGAAATGTACGTAAGGGTTAGAATCCCCATGTATAGAGGAAGTACTCCTAATTTAGATTATATAGGTTGGACTCAGGCTCTAAGAGTATTTGTACCATTATCCATATCAGACTTATGGTATAAGGGATTACATCCCAGTATGGAAATAGAAGACTAAACTGAACCATAGTTGAGTTGGTTAAGTGGGGCCGGGGTGAGGTTATTGCTAACCTCACTCTGGCCTTTTTCATTGTTTAAGGTCTACTGCAGCTTGTTCTAAAACCCTCTGAATGGTTTTCCTCATCCGGGAAAACATATTAACTGCAAACTTATCCCGAGGTAATTCAAAGTAATCTATCAGGTGAAGGATAGATAACTTACCGTGAGAATCTTTGATACGAGATTCAAACCACTTGGGAGGTTCAAGTTGTATCTGCATAACCAAGTATTCATCCGGAGTAAGGTGTTCCTTCATGTATTGATGAAATATTTGGGATTGCTCTTCCTTAATCCGAGTTTCATCCGAGTCATCGAGTAATTCTTTATTATTGTCAAATAATACCTCGAATGATGTTAACTCTTGATTGAATTCTGCCTGCTTAGTATAAGCATTTCTTAACAACTTACTTTTATAAGTTTGCAGGGAAGATAAGAGAGTTGCTTTCAACCTTTCTTCATCGTATTCGTCTTGGTATTTATTAAATACATACAAGAACTTATCCCAGAAAAAAGAGTTAATAATATCTGGTGTGAGATTAAATCTTCTGGAATCAACTCCTCTCGTCAGTCTACGGATTAAGGGTTTGCAGGTTTTATATAACCTATTAAACAAATCCTCATCATAAGGTTTTAATTCTGTCAAACGATGTAGTTCACTTCCGTTGTTGCCTTTCATAGTAGTAAAGATTTTTAACAATGCAAATATAAATAATAAAGTAACAACTTGTATGAATTTTATCAAAATTATTTCACCGTCTGTGTTCAAGAATGTTCAAAGATGAGCTTGGAGAACTATATTATCTAGCAGATACTATTGATTATACACTCATGAATATTATATAATATATGAAACAAAATAGGGTAAAGAAGAGGTTAAACTCCTGTGACAAGTTTACGTTCTCTATCGAGTTTCAATTAGAAGTACTTAGGTTTTTGGTACAAGGGAAGGAAGCTCTTCTATATGTTACAAAGATAAAACCTGGGTACTTTACTTTAATTGAACACTCGATAGTAGTAGAAGCCTTGGTAAAATTCGTAAAGAAATACCAACGAATACCAAGTGAGGTCTTAATGGTTGAGCAGGTTAAAACTTTGTTAGAAGGTAAGGATTATGTAGACTTAGTTACCAAGGATGATATCCCTAATATTCATAGTTTAATATCTGAACTTTATAATAAGCCTCTAAAAGATGTAGATATTGTTCTGGAGAACATACACAAGTTTATTGCCTACATTGAATTGAAAGCCTTAAATGAAGGTATGGACTTCTCTGATTACAATTCTTACGAAACCTATCAAGCTAAACTAACTAAGATTCTACAAAGTTCAAAACCACAAAAGAAGGACGAACCTTTGTTAATGGTTAGTGGAACTGCAATGCGACAACTTATGCGAAAGGTTGACCCAGATGTAGTTCCCACTCCATTTTGGCAGTTGAATAGGTTGGGTAATGGAGATGGATATCCCAAGAACTCTCTTTTCGTTTTAATTGACCGTCCCAAACGAAGAAAGACTTTTGCACTTATCAATGTTGCTCGGGGATATCTGGCTATGAAAAAGAATGTTCTTTACATAGATACCGAAAATGGTAAAAACCAGTTAATGGACCGTATGATTCAGTCTACCCTAAATAAAACTAAGAGAGAGATGTTAACCGGTGATTATGATAAAATGGAGCAAAGGCACATGCGTAAATATAAACGACTCGGGGTTGAGTTTATTGTGGAGCGTGTACCTGCAACCATTGCAGATTGTAATACCATTATGAACTTGGTCAGGAAACTGGAAACCGAGAAAGGTATCAAAGTCCATGTCATAATGATTGACTACGCTGCAAAATTAGCTTCTATTGCTAGAGATAGGGACGATGTAGAACGTATCAACAATGTATATATAGATATTGATAATATGGGTGATGAGTTGGGACTTGATGCTGTATGGACTGCCCAACATGTTACCAGAGAAGGAGCTAAGCATCAAGAAACTCGATATGAGGATAATGATATTGCTTCTGCTATATCTATCATAAGGAATGCAAAATGCGTCATGGGATTAAATTCTACTCAAGACGAGGAGGAACACAATATCATGAGAATGGAAGTTGTAGTTCAACGTGATGGAGTTCCAAATGGTCGGGTAATGTTTAATATGGACCCAGAAAGACAACGTATGAAAGAGTTCTCTAAAGAAGCCAGAGCAAAGTACGATGAGTCAATGGGTAAACAGGTAGATGACTTACTTAAGAAAAAGAAGAGAGTAAGTAATCCCAATGCAGACCCAGAAAAGAGAAGTAAAACATCAGGAGATATATAAAAGTTAAACCTTAAATAATTAAAATTATATGGCACGAGTTATTACTACAGAGCCCCTTAAAATTCAGGAGAGGACTACAGTTTGTAAAAATTGTAATTCCAAGGTAGCTTTCAATGAGAAGGAAGTATTCTTGGATTTAAGTTATGGTCCAGAGCATAATGGAGAAGAGTGCATCATTTGCCCTCACTGTCATTATAATATCCATATTGGCGTATTCCAAGCTACTGAACACATGTAGTTATGAATGTAAGATTATTGAAGATATTTCGTAGGAGAGCTTCCAAAGAGATATGTTTAAGAAGGCAACCCGGTAACAGATATCAAGTTGTATGTCCAATTGAAGAGAGGTATAGTTTAGGAGTATTCTTCCGTGAGTGGGTACCCATCTCTTCAGAAAAGGCTTCTATAAATTGGAATAAGGTTACTCCCAACTATAGGACTATGGGGTATAAAGACATGGATAGGTATGAGGTACCTTATAAGAATTCTTTCCTAAGGTTAGAAGAAGCCAGAGCAGAATTAACGAAGATTCGTAGAGGATATATAATCCATCATCTAGTTCCTGAATTATGTCAGAAGTTACCAGTTAATAAGTAATAATTACCCGGCTATGTTATTCATGGTCGGGTATTTTCGTTTACAATATGAGACTTAACAGTAATATAAAAGGTTTTCCTTTGTACCATGTAACTAAAGATGGAAAGGTATATAATATAAGGCGTAATCGTGAAGTAACTATACATCCTCACTATCGTACAGGTAGAAATATAGTTCATCTATATTCGAATGGTAAAAGATATAATCTGAAAGTATACAGATTAGTGGCTGAAGCTTATATACCTAATCCAGAAAATAAACCTTGTGTATGTCATAAAGATAATAATAAATCCAACGACCGGGTTGAGAACTTATATTGGGGTACCTATAAAGAAAATTCTCAACAAATGGTTAGTGATGGTAGAAGTACAAAAGGTCAACACCGTCCTGGTATCAAACAACTCAAATGCTTCAGGAATCCTCGTTCAATACTCACTAAAGTTAGATATCAGACTTTATTAAAATGTATAGATGATAAGACTAAAATAAAGGCTTTAATTAAAGCCTGGGGTATATCAACACGTAGTATGAATAGGTATGTACATAAAATAAAGACTGGGTATTATGAAGCTTAATGGTAATTTCAAGGGTAGGCTCCATCAATACTTTATGAGGAAGATAGGAGCCTTTGACTACAGACACTCATGGATGAAGTCAGACTGTCCCTACTGTGGAGGAGAAAAGAAGTTTGGTATCAACCTTTCAAACAATCGATGTAATTGTTTTAAGTGTGGTGAACATCCTTCTCCTATAAGTTTGGTAATGTATTTGGAGAGTACAGATAGTTTTCAAGAAGTACTATCTATACTCGAATCAGGAGATTATTCTGGATATGTATTCAAAGAAGAGAAGGTTGAGTTAAAAGGTAAGAAAGAGTTCTTCCTCCCAGAGGGATTCAAGAACATATCTATGGGCACTTCTCTATTGGCAAGGTCTGCCAGGAATTACCTTAAGAAACGGGGATTTAAGATAGAAGAGTTAGCTCGTAAAGGATGGGGATATTGTAACACAGGTAAGTATCTTGGATATATCATTATCCCATTTACAGAGCATGGGCAATTAACTTACTTCAATGCCCGATTATATATGGGCGCTGGTCCCAAATATAACAACCCAGAAGTAGATGTAACGGGTTTGGGAAAGAGTTTTATTATATATAATGCAGATGCTCTAGAAATATACCGAACCGTTTATATTTGTGAGGGTGCAATCAATGCTGAAACTTTGGGGGAGAATGGAATTGCAACCGGAGGTAAGGCCGTCAGCAGATACCAGGTAAACAAGTTCATCAAGAGTCCAGTTGAGAAGTTTATCATATTGATTGACCCTGATGCTAAAGATAAGGCATTAGACCTGGCCTTCAAGTTGGTACCCTTCAAAAAAGTAAAGGTGGTATTCTTACCAGATAATGAGGATGTCAATTCATTGGGTAAGCGAAGGACTTTAGAATATGTACGAGAGACGACATATCAGACTTATCAAGAACTTTTATCTATAAAATCACAATTGAAATTATAATGGCAAAAAGAGAACCTTCTATACATATCTCTAAAACTTTATTCCGTAAATTATGGAAGGAAATGGGGGGTAGAGTATCTGAAGAATTCGTAGATGAGTTCTTCACTAAAGCCAGACAATACTCTTTGGACCATCGTTCAGTGGTAGGAGAGGATAAAAGGGTACAAACCCAAGCTGTTCGTAGAGCTTCAGGAAGTATAGGAGATGCAAACTTATTAGCAGATATCATCTATTCTACTAGAGTCCAACTCAAACACATCGGAGTAACTAAAATAAAGCAAACAGATTTACAATGGGCCTCAGTAAAAGAGTTGGTACCTGTTGTAAATGAGTTTTGTCAAAAGTTTGGGTTCGAACCTCGTCAAGGATATATAGAGTTTGTAACAACTGGTATTAAGCTCATGTCTCAAGCAAAGAGGGTTAACTATAACTTCTGTGCTAATTGGTTACATCAGAGAGTTAATTGGATTATGGATGTATACGAAGCAGATAGAGAAGTAAAAGAAGATTCAGCTCCCCAGTATACCCGAGAAATATATGAATATTATACTAAAGAGATTCTTGACAGAATAGGGATTAACAATACTTACGATAAAAACCCTCAAGAGTATGTATGGTTTGTAAGAGCAAGAAAATTAGCCGATGAAGTTGGAGTTGACTATGAAACCTTTGTTCAAGCTCAGTTCTATGCTTTAGAATTCTGTAATGGTATACCTAAGATAGAAGATCTATCTAATGACAAGGCTAGACAAAGAGTTATTAATTACATGGCAAGATTTAATATAGTATCTCGGCCTAAATCGGAACATGTAGATTGGGATGCTTTCAAGAAATAAGGTATGATAACTATAACCATAAAGAACTGCAATGTTTGTGAATTATCTGGCCCTGCTAAGTTCACAAATAAGTTGTATGAAATGTTCCGGATTAAGCATCCGGACGCTTGGCATATAATGATGTATAGCAGGGCAAAGAACTGGGATGGTTACGTAAAATATATCTCTGATTATGGGCAATTCAAAATAGGTCTTCTAAATAGGGTTTACAATGAATGCCTTAAAACGGGACAGGAGGTTAAAATCATAGATAATAGACCCCAGTTAGGAGTTAAACCAGTAATTCCAACAATACTTGGAGATAAAGAATTACGGGAAGTACAAAAAGAAGCTCTAGAAAAGATTCTAAATAATCGAGTTGGAGATACTCCTTTTCTTATCTGTGCATCTGATTTGGCAGTTAATTTCGGAAAGACTTTGGTGTTCTGTGGATTACACCAGGCTTTCAAGAGGAAATTGAAAACTGTATTGTTGTTGAACAGTGCAGACTTATTTAAGCAGTTCAAAAAAGAGATTCCAGAACTGTTACCCGGTGAAAAGGTTGCATTCATACAGGGAAGTAAGTGCAATGACTGGGGTAACTTTAATGTGTGCATGGTACAGTCTCTTGCCTCAAATATAAGTAGGTACCAAAAATTCTTATCAGAAATAGATATGGTACTTATAGATGAGGCTGACGTGATAGATAATAAAACATATAAAACAGTAATACAACATCTGTATAACTCTAGAATACGAGTAGGTTTGAGTGGTACCATCTACATGAGTAATCAGAAGAAGAAGTTAATACATAACCTGAATATCATGTCATTTATTGGTGATAAGGTTAACCAGATAAAATTAAGTGATATGATAGAGAAAGGGTATTCTACTCCTATTACTTGCAAGTTGGTATATGCTCCCTTTAAATACTCTAAAGATGTGGATTACCCAACAGAATACAAGGAAGTGATATCAGATAATGTTAAAGCTTGGAAACTATCCCTTGACCGTACCAAGTATAACATTGGTAGAAAGAGATTACCAGCTTTGGTAGTATGTAAGTTTATAGGTCATTGTGAAAATCTTTATCGGTATTATGCTAAACATCTCGGGAATCAATACAACATACAATATGTACATCATAATACCAAAGGGCGTGATGAAATTCTACAAGCTTTTAGAGAAGGTAAAATCGATATACTAATAGCTACCACGATTATTTCTAGAGGTCAAAACTTCCCTGAATTAAAATATCTGCAGAATACTGCATCAATGGATTCTAATGAAAAATCCATACAGATATTGGGACGTCTTGCAAGAACTCACATGAATAAAAAGAAAGCATACCTGGACGACCTTCAATTTCCGGGTAATTATCTAAAGAGACATGGCAACCATAGACGAATGTATTATCAGAAAGAAAAATTAAAGGTAATCAAAGTGGAATGGTAATACGCATATATGCGCACGTATATACCCACACTTATAACTCTATTAGTATTTAGTATACTAAATACTAATAGAGGTTTATATAGCTAAAGCTATATAAACTTATACTTAACTTACTTAGTAAGTATTAACTTAAGCTAAAGCTTAAATACGCACGCACGTATAATGGTGAACCAGAAAGTTAGTGCATATACTATTCTACATCAATGACACTGAAATACCTATTAACTATCACTTGATATCAAACTATCAAATATATGGCGAAGAAAAAGAAAGACAAACTTAAGGAAGTAAGAAAGGAGTTAGAGACTGGGGATATTCTTGAACCTATAGACATCACCAAACTTGGTTCAGGACAAGATCCCTGTTTCGGTAAACACTATGACCTTTCAACCAAGGAATGTAAGATGTGCGGAGATTCCGAACTCTGTTGTATTAAGTTCACAGCTCTTATGGGTAAGACTCGTAAAGAGCTGGAAGCAGAAACCCAGTTCAAGGATTTGGAACCTTTGGTAGATATAGAAGGTTGTAAAAAGTACTACCGTAAATTGGTAAGAGAAAAACTAGGTAAGAAGGAAATACTCGATAAGCTTCAGAGTAAGTTCGAGTTATCACGAAAAGAAGCAAGAGACATTTATCGTAAATTCAACAGTAAATAACATGGTACAATTAGAGTTCACAAAGATTAGAGATGTTAAATCCCCAAACCGAGCAAATGATGGGGATGCAGGTCTGGATTTCTACATCCCAAAGTTATACATGGATGATATACTAAAGGTGGGAGAAAAACACGAGAGGGATTTCACTGGTATCAATCGTAGAATGTTCAGCAATGGCAGTCTGAAATTCAGGAGTATAGAAACCAATGGGATATGTGTAGAAATCAGTCCTGGTGGAAGAGTACTAATACCGTCCGGAATAAAAGTTCTTATCAATCCCAAGGAATCTATGCTAATGGCAGCAAATAAATCAGGAGTTGCTACTAAAGATGGGTTGACTTTTACTGCCGAGATAGTAGATAGCCCATACACAGGAGAAATGCACATAGGTATTCAGAATGCCTCAAATGAACCCGTGTACATACCTTTATGGGAAGATAAAAAGATAATGCAATTCGTACACGTTCCCATCATACTCTCAACACCGAAAGAGATTACCAATGAGGAGTATGAAGAGAAAGCAAAGAACTGGGGAACAAGAGGAGATAAGGGATTTGGTGCACACGATAATAAGTAAGACCATGGATGATAATATAAGGGGATTCCCAGGTTATCACATTACTAAAGAGGGAAAGTTATATAGGTATGGTAAGTTACTAAAAGTTTATCACCATCATAGGTATTTGAGATGTAAGTTACATAACGGTAGTATAAGTAAAAATGTCAAGATACATAGATTGGTAGCTGAAGCTTATATACCTAATCCTAATAACTTACCTATAGTAATGCACTTGGACGATAACCCATTAAATAATATCGTAAGTAACTTGAAGTGGGGGACCCATAAAGAGAATAGGTATTTAGCTATTGTAAATTGTAAATTACCAAGACTTATAGGTAAAAACAATCCATGCTATGGATTGAGAGGTAGTAAAAACCCCAACGCTAAATTAAAACATGAGGATAGGGTAAAGATAAAAGAGTTACATGTAAAAGGAATAAGTGCTAGAGAAATACGTAACAAGTACTTTCCTAATGTATGCGAAGAAACTATACGAAGAACAATTAACCAAGGTTTAATCTAAAAAATACCCGCTTTGGATTCACGTGATATAAAGGAAGAACCGGGAATTATTCCCGACCATAAGTATCTCGAAGAGATATATCAAATGCAAAAGAACCTCTTGTCTGGGTATATAGGCATAGAGGGGCTACCACAGTATCCGGTAGACATCAATACAAAGGCTTCTCAAACCCTGTTAAAGGACTTTACTGCAAGGGTTATCGAGGAGTTATCCGAGGGGTATGAATCTTTTGAAAATGTTAGAGCTTTATTCGAAGCCAATCATGCAAAGTTGGTACAAACCCAAGGAGATTGCATAGAGTATACCGAGATACTCAATAATCTGCAGAATGCTAACGAAGAGAATGCGGATGCTATCCACTTCTTTATAGAACTGTTAATATATGCCAATATACAGCCAGAAGATATTATGGCATATATGGAGAAGTGGGTAAAGGACAACAATTGTACTCAATCAGTAGTAGATTCATTAAACAAGAACCATGACGATATCCTGCATACAGCCATGAATCTTGGAGTAATGTGGATAATGGACGAAGGCGATATCAGTGTTATATTTCATAACAATGCCACAGACCTAACTAAGTGGTATGAGAACATGGATTCGGAAACACATTTGGATTATAACACAAAGTTACTCGAGGGAGGTAGATACTTCAATCATGTGGAGTACTCAGTAAACTACCCATATCTGTTATGGAAGATAACCCATCATCTGAACATTGCTCGTAACTTCCTGAAGAATAAACCATGGAAGCAATCCCAGGTAATGACTCAGGAGTTAAAGTATCAGTCAGAATTAGTGAAGGCCTTCATTTACTTCTGCGGATATTTGGGATGGATAGGTATGGGTTCAGATAATGTATTCTACATCTATTTTAAGAAGAACCATATCAATATCTTCAGACAAAAGTCGCTATACTAATTAGATATATGGCCAACCAGATATTACTAAATTTACTATTAATTCTTGGTAATAGTATTATGGTAGATGAAAGTTAGTAATATAGATGGTTGGCCAGGTTACTATATCAATAAGAGTGGTAGATTATATAGTAATAAGAGAGGTAAATGGACACGAATTAGAGGTGAGTTATGTAATAATAGGATACAGTATAGGTTATACAAGAGGATAAATATAGACTTATTAGGGAATAAGAAACACTCTTGGGGTATAGATACTAGTACAAGTAGATGGTTTAAAGCATCCAGATTAGTAGCTATGGCTTATATACCAAATCCTAATAACTACCCTGTAGTATGCCATAAAGATAATAATCCTTTGAATAATCATGTAAGTAATTTATACTGGGGAACCCAGAAAATGAATATTCAACAGGCCGTTAGGGAAAAGAGATTTACACAATTTGCTAAGAGGGGAAAAGAAAATCCCATGTATGGCAAGAGGGGTAAGCTAAGCCCTCTTTATGGTATACCCAGAAGTAGCGAAACAAAAAAATTAATTTCCATAGCCAATAAAGGTAGAAAGGTAAAAGAAGACACAAAGCTAAAAATTTCAAATACCCTAAAATCTCTAAAGAGGGGGAAAACAGTGCCTTTAAGAGATGATATTATAAAGTTAAGATATGAGGATAAATTATCACAATCGGCTATAGCTGAGATATTAGGGTTACATCAAACAGCTATTAGTAAATTTTTAAGAAACTATGAACATAGTAAAGAGTAAGAGCCCAATCGAAGCTTGGGAAAAGATACTGGAAAACTTCTTAATCAAGAAACCAGACTGGTTTTGTGAGGGAGTTGGTTATAACCTAACCGATTCTCTTTTTACATACGACTTGATGGTAGAAATAGCTGATGCTAAATTCGACCCAGACTTCGACTTCGGTAAGATGTTTGGTTATACCCTGACCAAGTGGACTGGGCTGATTACTAACTACCTTGATTTGGATGTGCTTGACCAGGCTAAACTGATGATAAGGAAGTTAGAAGAGAATAAGACAGTAAACAGGAATTATCACATTGGGTTCCATTTTGCTGACAATCATGGTAGTGGCAAAGGTTGCTTAGTTGGTGGTATATTCTCTCGTAAGATTGGAGTGGAAAACCCCGAGATAACTGTAATACTACGTTCTTCAGAGATAGTTACAAGGTTACCAATAGATATACTGTTATTCTGTCGTATGGGTCAGTATATATATGGCCATGATAACTTCTCGTTAAAGTTGGTTATCAAAGCGGCTTGGGCAAATGATACTACCATACTGTTATATCAGAATCGCAAGGACATAAAGGAGTTTTTGAAAGAAAACTGTAGTGATGAGGTACGTAGAAAGAAGATACGTAAATCTCTCAAAAAACTTATGACAAGTGATGAAGCAGGTTATAAAACCTATGGTAACAGTTTCAGAGCTTTCAAGGTATTAAGGAGAGATTTGGGGTATAAACAGAAATCTATGTTAGCCTCGGCCTTAGAAATTGGAGATTGGGATGGTATCCCATTACCCGAGGTATGCCCATCTATCCTCAAGCGTAATATGATAAAAAAGACCTACTTAAAGTTTACAGAAAAGTATGGTCTCAAACTAAAGCTTGAGGAAAGTGGGGAAAAGAAAAGGAAGAAGTTAATATCATTCTCTTCTTCAGAGGAAGATGATATGGAAGACGGTGAATTAACTCCTGAAGCCGATGAGTAAGTTCAAGTTAAAGAATAACCTGTTGCAGTTCAAAACAAGTATGAAAGCTTGGGAGGGACTCAACAGGTTATTCCTGTTCAATACCCCCGGTTTGGATATTGAAAGAATTGGTAAAGCACAGTACTTAAATGATTTAGTCATTTATATTAAAGAACCTCTGGTAGACCCCGAATTTGATTTTGGTAGGCACTTCAACTACACTTCGGCTAAATGGAAGTCTCTGGTAGCAAACTATGTGGATGAAAATGGTCTGATTGATTTAAGACAGGAAGTAGTAAAAGCCTTAAACTCAAGGAAGATATTTAACATAGGCTATCAGTTTGACAATAAGCATGCTCATGGTAAGAATTGCTTATTGTCTCTAACTGTATCAAAGAAAGCAGGCATGGATTACCCCATGATAACGGTATTCATGAGGGCATCCGAGGTAACTAAAAGACTTATCTGTGACCTACTACTGATTCAAAGGATAGGAGAATACTTATTCCCCACTGGACATAAGTTCCATGTATCAATACACTTCAGTCAGATATTCAATGATGATACGGTATTACTAATGTATCATGCTCATGAAGACCTATTAAAGCTTAGTGATAAGCTTGGTATATATGATGGTAACTGGTATGAGCGGTTGAAGTATCTACTTAAAGTAGACCCTGACAAGATAAAGTATAAGGTACATAAAAGAGCTTTGAAAGTACTCAGACCTGAGTTGTTCAAATATCCCAAAACCCTGGCAAAGGATTGTACACTCGGTAGTGAAGACTGGCTACCATTCTAAGATAGGGAAGTCTATTGAATTGCAAATATCAATGCAATGAAAATAGAAGTAAAGAAATCTCCTTACACCAGTAAACTCGGAGGAGATATAGATATAACTTTCTCCACGGATGATGGGTGGTTATTCAATACCGTGGCCAATATAAGTGTAAAGGATTTAAGGCAACTTAAAAGAAAGATAAGGAGGTATCTAAGTGAAGTACGAGAGGAAAGATAAACCATATTTTTGAGTAAAGATATTCAAGGGTAAATATCCTGATAGGAATGGCAGGGACATAGAGTTATCTGTATGTACCAATGCTAATTATTGGGTAGGTCTTCCCAACATGAATATTTAGGACCTAAAAGAACTACGAAAATCTATAAGAAAATATATTAAAAATCACGAACAATGAGAATATATTTAAATCCTTACGAATTGATGTCTGAGACGGCAAGAAATTTGTATGAGATGGGTAATGAGGTAAAACCCCGTACCTATCAGAATAAAGTTATCGAAGGTAAAGATGACTTCATTACCAAAGAACTTATATGCGAGCAATACTGTTTGATTCACCTGGAAGACCCGGCCCCTTTATTTGTATTCACCAAATCTAAAGATTGGGCAGAGGCTGAGTTCCAGGAAAGAATACACCCGGGACAAATTAACCCGGGTGAAGCATGGAAATTGCGTCCCGAAATATGGGAAGAGTTCCTGGTAGATGGTAAGTACTTCGACTACACCTATTCGGAGAGAATGAATGAGGTAGTAAGGTATAATGGGATTGTAATGACCAAGTTACAGGCTGTCATAGGTCTGCTCAAGGATGATAATGATACCCGTAAAGCCATACTTAATATCTATGGTGAAGATGGGCAGGTAGAATGTTCTGATGCCGAAAACCTGGATGGTAAGATGCGTATACCATGCTCTATGTATTACGACTTCCTTATCCGGGAGAACGCAAGGGGTGAAAAGCAACTGAATATTTGTTATCACCAAAGGTCATCCGATTTTGTAACTCATTTTGGAAATGATGTATACTTGGCATGGAAACTAATGGAATACGTAGCTAGAGAAGTGGGTATCAAACCTGGTTATCTCTATCATACTATTGATAGTTTGCATAGTTATAAAAAGGACTGGGTAAAACTAAAAACTTCTATCCAGACCGAATTAAGGTAACAAAGAAGGTAACGGTAATTGGTCTTAGTTTCTTTTCTGTCATACCGAGATTAGTAGTAAAGGCCGTTACCTTCAACCGGACCCATAGCTCAGTTGGTT